ACCCATCAAAAACAGTAACGTGTGGTTGTCCCAATATGGCAACAATTCGTGGAGACAAGATTTCAGCACTTGACTTATCTCGAATTGTTATGCTAAACTCTTTAAAAGAAAATCAAAATAAAAGTGTGCTTACTTCTCAAGATATTGCTTGGCAAGAAGCACGTCGTCAACGTAAAGTAAGACGACTTGATTTTGAAGTCCGCTAAGGACTTAATTTGGAAAGGTGTCCGAGTGGTTTAAGGAACTTGTCTTGAAAACAAGCGTGTTAGTAGCACCGTGGGTTCGAATCCCACCCTTTCCGTTACATGGAATATAAATTTAATACTTTCTTTCGGTTTCTGTATAGTAGTGTTACAAAACACTGACATTTAGATGACGTTTAAAATTCTATGATTAGTATATAGTAGTACTATGAATAGAAAAAAATGGATCAGCACACCTATAATAATTGGGTGAAGATCAAGGAGACTTTTGAGACTTCTGGTAATACTGATAATATGTTCTATAAGAGAGCAGTTGAAATCGTAAAAACCCGAAGAGATCCTCTTGCAAAATTTCTTGGCGATGAAAAATGATATGTGAACAAAAAGAATTTATTACACGTTCTGAAGTTCAGGAGATGATCGATGCAGCAATACGACGACACAACCGTAATGCTTCTATCATTAGTATGTGCGTCGGTTGGGTGGTTCTTGCTTTATTTGCTGAGGGACTTTTGAGATTAGTTGGAGTTATTCCTCCACTATTTTCTTGGATGAAAATAACATTAAATTAAAAAAATGACTAAAACAATATATAACGCTATAATTACTTTTAGTATTATTGGTTTTTTTATTTTTTGGGGACTTACTCACTCTTATTATAAATAAACAAAAATAAATTAATTGAAATATTATGGCAACAAAAACTATAACTTTATCTGTGACTTCTCCCACTGAAGGATATGCTTGGAATGTAAATTTTTCTGTTGATGATGCAACATTAATAAGAAATATAGTTAATTTTTCAATTAATTGTCCTACTAATACTGAAGGTAATTTCTCTGTTCCAAGTACTGCAAATATAAGTCAAGTAGTTAATGGATATTCTAGTCATTCTGATACTAATGGAGGAACTCCTTCTTCTCTAGCAGATTCTGGAGCAAATAGTTATGTAACTTGGAGATCTATTTTAAGGAATGGACAATTTCCCACTTCGGGAAAAAGTTTAGATATATGGAGTTATCAATTTTATAATGATATTATGTATAGTTCTAAAACTTGGGCACAAATAGGTAATGGATCTACTTATTCGTTAAACCCAGGAAAATGGAGTCTAATTTATGATTACTCCTCAAGGAATGTTTTTGCATTATCTAAAGGTGGAACATTAACAGTTTCTGTTGTATGATAAAAATTGTAGAATATCTTTTGACCCATCAATGGTCATTGTTTGTTATTGGTTGTCTCTTGACACTTGGACCTGCAATGGGTATAATGATTGTGCATCAAAATAAAAACATCGGGCATTAGCGCAGTTTGGTAGCGCGTTCCGTTTGGGGCGGAAAGGTCAAAGGTTCAAATCCTTTATGCCCGACTCATAAAATCTTACTTTATGAAAATGTATCCAGAACTTTCAGATCTCCAAAAATTTACAGTCGAAGAATTTCAATCGAATTTTGATACTCTGATGAATAGAGTAGAAAATGGCGAATCATTTATTATTGCTGATGGTGCAAAAAATGCAGTGATAGTTCCATATAACGAAACTATCAAGTATACAATAGAATCAACATTGGGTGATGAATTGATTCATATATACACTGACCACGAAGAAGGTTCTTGAACTGTCCACCTTGACTTCTCACATCCAATCCCTTATAATACTAAGGTCAACATTCAAAACAATGACTCTCACAGCAAAATTCAAGAAAGACGTTCAAACCCTTCGTGGTGCAGCAAATGGTGATTTCTACCTTGATGTAAAGAATCCAAAACTTTATAAAAAGGTTCGTCGTTACTACGAAAGTGAAGGTGTAGTATTTTCTGGTGATCCTTTGGACGACTATGAAATGCTTATGGAATATGTATATCAAGATCTTGAATCAGTTGAAGTTGCATGATTAAATAGTCACGGATAGACTTTAACAGTACTAATTGGTGGGGGATCCAATTATGCATAAATCGGATCTTCTTCGTTGGATTGGAAATATGCTCCTCATGATTGGTTATCAAACTATGTTATGGGGAGATTTTAAATATGGTTTGATGATAAAAGTTATTGGAGGATTACTCACAATTCCTTTTGCTATTAAACTTAAGCTTTGGGATGTGTTATTTTTATGTGCATTTTTTGGGTTTAGTGAAATATCAAAACTCATGCAACTTTTTTTAGTTTCTTGATCCCTCATCCTACAAAAATCCTAATCGTAAAAATATGAGTTTAAATAACTCATATTTTTTTTATATACATAAAAAATATTGTCTTATTTAATCTAATGAATGCCCATAGCGATCTATTTTTGAAATCAAAAGAATTAAAAAACTTTTTATCCAGTAAAAAAGTTTTAGCAGTTAATGGATGCCATGATTCTTCTTTCACTTTTATAGATAAAAATGGAGATATAAGAATATTTGAATTAGAACGATTTTGTAAAAAAAGATATGCTGCTTTTAAAAAGCAGGCAGAACTTGATGGAGCAAATCACTCTATAGACGATAAATGTAGACATGAATTTTTAACTTATTTGAAAATTCATTTAAATGAAGAACCAGAAATTATATTGTATAGTGAATTGGATGATTATGATGTAACTTTCCTTTTAAAATATTTTCCCAAAGCAAGATTTTTTAGAATGGGACATCATATGTCCCATTGTGCTGGAGCATATTTCCAGAGTGGATTTGGTAAAGAATGTCTTGTAATGTCACTTGATGCTGGGGGGATGGATTATCAAACTCTTAGTGAAATGTCATTGAGAAGTTATAGTGTATATTTTTTCTCTAAAGAAGAGTTTATTACTTTAGGGCATGTAAATTTTGGAAATAATCCGTTTATATTTGATCCTGGAATTTATGGATATTTTGGGCACTTTGTTAAAGAAATAACCAAGGGAAATAATGGTGATCCAGATCAAAAATCTTCTTTAGCATATGCAGGTAAAATAATGGGTCTTTCTGCTTATGGTAAAGTTAGACCAGAATGGGTTTCCCCAATAGAAAAATTTTATAGGCAGCATCCATTAGTTCATTGGTCGTATCAAGGACCCGCTGTAGAACAAATGTCTAAAGAAATGGGAGTAGAACTTTTTACTGATTGTTTCAGTGGACAAGATTCTTATGATTTGGCTGCAACAAATCAACATGTGTTTGAGAATTTATGTTTCTCGCTTATAAAACCATATATTGAAAAGTATAATTTGGATTTGGTATTTTCTGGTGGATGTGCTTTAAATGTTATCTTCAATCAAAAGTTGAAAGAATACTTAGAATCAAAGGGATTGAAGTTGTATGTTCCACCAAACCCAAATGATTGTGGTTTATCTCTGGGGCACTTTACTTATTATCAAACTTTGGAAATTAATTTATCTCCTTATTGTGGATTTGATATTTTAGATAGAGATAAAATACCATATTATTATCAACAATATCAAGATAGAGTTGAATATACTACAATTCCTAGAATAGTTGATTTAATTAAAAATGGAAAGATTGGTGGAATAATTGCAGGGTATTCTGAAGTTGGTCCTAGAGCGTTGGGGAATAGAAGTATTATTTGCGATCCTTCTATTCCAGATATGAAAGATATTATTAATTCTAAAGTAAAATTTAGAGAATGGTTTAGACCATTTGCGCCGGTTTGTAGGGAAGAGGATAAAGATTTATACTTTGATAATGCATATTCATCCGAATATATGAGTTTTGCTCCAACAGTAAAAGAAGAATATAAAAGTGTATTTCCCTCAATTACTCACGAGGATGGAACTGCAAGACTTCAAACAGTAACTAAAGAACAACATTCTCTGTTTTATGAAATCCTAGAAGAGTTGTCTAATAGGCAATATCCTGCTATGATTATGAATACTTCTTTTAATATTAGAGGAAAACCCATACTAACTACAGTCGAAGATGCATTTTATGTGTTGGAAAATACTGAATTAGACTTTATTGTTGTTGAAAATTTATTATTCATTAAAAAATGAACAGGATTTCTGATTATAAAAAATTATCTATAGATATTATTGATTGGATGTATAATTATGCTAATAATAACAGCATAAATGCATTTGTAATTGGTGTTTCTGGAGGAATTGATTCTGCTGTTTCTTCAGTACTTTCTGCTAAAACAGGATTGCCTGTTTATGCATTAGGTATGCCTATCCATCAGAAAGAAGAACAGGAAAATCTTTCTGATTTGCATTTAGAATATCTACAAAAAAATTTTAGCAATGTAATAGTTCAGAAGTATAATCTTTCGGAAGTATTTGAATCTTTTAAAAATGAGATGGGTGAATTTGGTATAAATTCTCATGCTCTTGCTAATACTCGTTCTCGTCTTAGAATGGTAACCCTCTATCAAGTTGCTACTTCAGTTGGTGGTATTGTTGTTGGTACTGGAAATAAAGTTGAAGATTATGGTATAGGATTTTATACTAAATATGGCGATGGTGGTGTAGATATTGCTCCTATTGCAGACCTCTATAAGACTGAGGTGTGGGAACTTGGTAAATCTTTAGAAATAGATCAACAGATTATTGAAGCAAACCCAACTGATGGTCTTTGGGATGATGGAAGAACAGATGAAGACCAAATAGGAACTTCATACGAAATGCTTGAGTGGGTTATGGAAAGGGGATTAAATGAAGATTCAATGTTCTTGAATGAGAATCAGACTAACGCCATTCAAATTTACAAAAAATTTAACAAACAAAATAAACATAAAATGATTTCTATTCCTACATTTAAACTATGACAATATCAATAACTGAAGTAAAAGAGTTCTGGGATAATCGCCCTTGTAACATAAGACATTCTAAAAGAGAAGTTGGAACTAAAGAATATTTTGATGAGGTAGAAAAAAAGAAATTTTTCGTAGAACCTCATATTAAATCTTTTTCCGAATTTAATCTTTGGAATGGAAAAAAAGTTCTCGAAATAGGATGTGGTTTGGCAACTGCAGGAATTAATTTTGCTCGTAATGGTGCAGATTATACTGGCATTGAATTGTCTAAAGAAAGTTTAGAACTTGCAAAAAAAAGATTTGAAGTTTATAATTTGAACGGAAATTTTTACGAAGGGAATGCCGAAAATTTATCTGAGTTTCTTCCAAAAGAAAAATTTGATTTAATTTATTCTTGGGGAGTAATTCATCATACTCCCAATCCACAAAAAGTAATAAATGAAGTAAAAAAATATCTTCATAAGAATGGAGTATTTAAAATGATGCTTTATTCTTCTAATTCATGGAAAAATTATATGATTGGGGCTGGATTGGATCAACCAGAAGCACAATATGGATGCCCTATTGCATATACATACACTGAAGATGAAATTAAAGATCTTTTAGGTGATGACTTTGAAATTATAAGCATTCAAAAAGACCATATTTTTCCATATCAAATTGAACCATATAAAAGAGGGGAATATATAAAACAACCTTGGTTTGAAGTAATGCCTGATGAAATGTTTAAAATTCTTGAAAAAAAACTTGGATGGCATTTATTGATTACATCTAAAATTAAAAAGGAATAATTATGAAAATAGGAGTAATTGGCGCAGGTAGACTTGGAATTTGTTTCGCACTTTTGTGTGAATCGGCAGGATACGATGTCTTAGTCTCTGATATTAGAGAAGATTATATTAATGATCTAAACAATCGTAAAATTATTACAAATGAACCTGAGGTAGAAAATATTCTTAGGACTGCTAAAAATTTTAGAGCAACTACTGACAACAAAGAAGTTATTCGTGAATGTGATTTAATTTATACATTAGTATCAACTCCTTCTCTCGAAGATGGATCTTATGATGTTTCTTATGTATGGGATGTTATAGAAGATATTAAAAAAGAAGTTGAAAATATTTCAACAAAAAAGTATTTTGTAGTTGGATGCACTGTAAACCCTGGAGATTGTGATAAATTTAAAAAGCATCTTCCATCAAAAATAAAAGTTCTTTATAATCCAGAATTTATCGCTCAGGGATCTATAATTAATGATTTACGTACTGCTGATATGGTTCTATTGGGAATAGACCATTCTGATCAGACAGATCTAATTGTTTCTAATATGAGAAAGTTGTATGAAAAAATTCAGACAACTCGCGCAATTGTATGTACAATGTCAACAACTGCAGCAGAAATTACTAAAATAGCAATTAATTGCTTCTTAACAACAAAAATTAGTTATGCAAATATGTTGGGGGATATTCTACATCATTCTGGATGTGGTGATGAAGTCACATCAGTATTAAATTCTATTGGAACTGATAGTAGAATTGGAAGAAAATATCTTAAATATGGATTTGGTTATGGTGGTCCCTGTCTTCCAAGAGATAATAGATCATTTGCTGCCTTTGCAAAGAAAGTTGGTTTAGAATATAATCTAGGAACAGTCACTGATGAGATTAATAATCAGCACGCAACCTTTATTTGTGATTATTATGAAAAAATCAATAGAGACAATAAACCTTTTTATTTTGAATACATAACTTATAAAAAAGGCACCGATATTATTATTGAAAGTCAACAATATCGTCTTTGTACTGATTTGTTGGATAGAGGAAATATTGTCTATATTCTCAATGATAAAAAGATTATTCCTCAAGTATGTGATTATTTGATTGATAAATATAGTGACCGGGTTAGATTTGTAGACGACATAAAATATATTATTGAACCCGTATTTATTGTAAATCTATAAAAAAATATTATTCTTTTTGTAAATGTTAGGAGAAACTAAATGAGTGATTATACGAAAACGGCACTTGTACTTGGTGCCGGTGGTTTCATTGGAAGTCATATGGTAAAGAGACTTCGTTCTGAAGGATATTGGGTGCGTGGAGTTGATCTAAAGCATCCAGAATTTTCTGAAACAGAAGCACATGAATTTATTCAAGGTGACCTGAGGGATCCAACTTTTGTTGAGAGGGTTCTTCAGTATAAAGGTCCTTATCGTAATTTTTATAATTTTGTCCCATCAAGGTATATTGATACCTTTGATGAAATTTATCAGTTTGCTGCTGATATGGGTGGAGCAGGATTTGTGTTTAGTGGTGAGAATGATGCAGATATTATGCATAATTCTGCAACTATTAATCTGAATGTTCTTGAGGCACAACGACAACTGAATGACTTTAAAGGTACAAATAAAACCAAGATTTTCTATTCTGGATCTGCTTGTATGTATCCAGAGCATAATCAACTAGACCCTGATAACCCAGATTGTCGTGAAGAATCAGCATACCCAGCTAACCCAGATTCTGAATATGGTTGGGAGAAATTGTTCTCAGAGCGGTTGTTTTTCGCTTATTCTCGTAATTATGGGATCCCTGTTCGGGTTGCTAGGTATCATAATATCTTTGGACCAGAAGGAACTTGGGAAGGGGGAAGAGAAAAGGCACCAGCAGCAATCTGCCGTAAAGTTGCCTATCTTCCTGAGGAAGGTGGAACCATCGAGGTGTGGGGAGATGGACTACAAACTCGTTCCTTCCTGTATATCGACGAGTGCATTGAGGCAACTCGTAGAATGATGGAATCTGATTTCATCGGACCAGTAAATATTGGCTCAGAAGAAATGGTTACTATTAATCAACTTGTAGATACTGCCGCCAAAGTTGCTGGAAAGAATGTGGAAAAAGAACATATCTTAGATGCTCCTCTTGGTGTTCGTGGTCGCAATTCGAATAATGATCTTATCCGGGAGAAACTTGGTTGGGATTATTCTCAAAGTTTAGAGGAAGGAATTCGTAAGACCTACGAATGGATTTCCCAACAAATTTCTAATAAAAACTGTAAGTGATAAAAATGGCAAAACTGCAAAACGCAATTCATCTTCGTCCTACATTTGAGGACTTTAATATTCAGCACTATGTTGAAACTGGAACTGGTGGAATTTTAGATTCATACGGTCAGAATTCTCTCCTTCAAGTTTCACAACTTCAAAAACCAGATTTGACTATGCATTCGATTGAAATTCTTGATCGAATTTATAATGAAGCGGTGGATTATTTTAAAGATAATTCCAAAGTCTGTATGCATCTTGGTAATAGTCACGATGAACTTCCAAAGGTTCTTGATGAACTAGATGAAAATCCTGCTCTGTTTTTCCTTGATGCCCATTTCCCAGATTCTTATAGGGATGAGTATCATCGTGAAGTTATTCGTGATGACCCCGATTACATTAAAATTCCTCTTGAAGGAGAACTACGTATTCTGTGCCAGAAGCGTGATGTGAGTAAAGATGTAATTGTTATTGATGACATTCGCATCTATAAAGAAGGTCCATATGAAAATGGTAACTTTGAAAATAAAGCACTTCATGGTGGAGAGAATCTAGATTTTGTTTATGAACTTCTTGATGAAACGCATATTATTGTTGAATCATATCTTCAGGAAGGATATTTGATTTGTTTCCCTATTATCGCTGAAGAAGATAAACTTCGTAATTATATTGTGGGTGCTTAATGAGATTGCAAAATTGTAAGTATGTTGTTGCATCTGGAACAACTGGGAGATATGCGGGATGCGATCTTCTTGCTCATCCGGAAATGAATGAACTCTACTGCTTGTGGAATTGTGGATTTTATTCCAATGAATTTCAAGTTTTTAATTCACTCATTATTCTTTTGAGTCATGGAATAATCCCAGAGAAAATTAATTACTCTTTTGGATTTAGGCATTTTAAAAAAGATCCAGAACAAGACATTTATCCATTATTTCATGAAATAAATGAAAGATGTGAATTGGATCTTTATCGTAGAATAATTCTTCCAGATTCAAATAAAAAACAATTTGATCTTTATGATTTTTCAATTTATAATCAAATTATTAATCGATTTTTTGGTCCTAATGGAATAATTAAAGAGAGAAAACAATTTCTTATAGAAAAATATCAAATAGATACTTCAAAAACAATTGCTGTACTGTATAGAGGAACTGATAAGGGAACAGAATTAATTATTGCTAATCCTGAAGAATACTTAAATGAAGTAAAAAAGATTTTAAAAGAAAATCCGGATTTTAAAGTATTAATTCAAACGGATCAAACTCAAGTAATTGAATATTTTTATTCTGAACTTCAAGATAAATTAATAACTTTTGAAGAAACACCATCTACTACTTCTAATAGTGTTATATGGAGTCTTATGGAAAAAAACGGTGCCAATTCAATTGATTGGTCTCAATGGTTTGATGCGGCATTAAGATGTGTTTCTGAATGCAAATATGTTATTAATCACACTGGAAATGTTGGTATGTTTATGAATTTGTATAGAGGGAATCTAAAAGGAGTATATCAATTTAATGAAAATGGAGTTTTGTCATGAATAAAATAGATTCTCAAATTAGTCTTATTGAAAATTTAACACCTTCATCCTGGCCATCAGGATATTTTGAAAATACAATTTCTTATGTAAAGAATGATGGTTTATGGTTAGAATTTGGTGTTTGCTCTGGAAATACCATCAATATAATTTCATCAAAAACTAAAAATAAAGTTTATGGTTTTGATAGTTTTTTAGGTCTTCCTGAAGATTGGGGAAATCATCAACCAAAAGGAACTTACAATAGAAATGGAAATCTTCCAGTAGTTAATAATAATGTAGAGTTAGTTGTAGGATTATTTCAAGATACTTTGGATGATTTTCTAAAAGAACATGAAGAACCAGTAGCATATTTACACTTAGATGCGGACTTATATTCATCAACTAAATTTGTTCTAGACAAACTTAAAAAAAGAATTGTTTCTGGAACTGTTATTTCGTTTGATGAAATTAGAAATTATCCAGAATATAGAGATCATGAAATTAAAGCATGGTTAGAATTTTCTAGTAAAACAAAAATATCATATGAATGGATTACTAGAACAGATTACGAACAGGCAACTTGTATAGTAAAATGAATAAAATACCAGACTTAGTTTTTCATCATCATACTTCACTCGGGGATAATTTTATTTGCAATGCAATTGTTCATACCTATGCTGAACAACTCTGCGAAAGACTTCATCTTCCTTGTCATCATAGGTATTATGAGACAGTAAGTTGTTTATATCAAGATTTCGATAATATTATTGTGCATCCTTTTCATGATGATTGGGCAACATTAGAAAAAGAAATGTTTCCTTGGGCACAACAAAAGGGGTGGCCTGTAACAAGAATTGGATTTGAGAAGGTTTATTATCGTCGTCTTCAAAGAGAAAATTCTCCACCGGAATATTTTGCTGTCAATTTTGATAGGCAATTTTATGAACAAGCAGGAATTCTTTTTAAAGAAAGATATGAAAAATTTATTTTACCAAAAGAAATACCAGGAGTAGATGAAGTTTATGATAAGTTAACAGAAGGTGAAAAAAACTATATCATAGTGCATAAAAATTCCAGTGCAGAAGGAGATTATCCGATTGATCTTTGGACTTGGAGAAGAAATCAAATAGGCACAATCCCTGACACTAAAATTATAAAAATTGAAATGGGGCAGACAACAAATATGTTGTCATATATGAGACTTATTGAAAATGCAAAAGAGATTCATTGTCTAAACAGTAGTTTCTTTTGTTTAGTCGATAGTGTCGCTAAGAGGATTAAACCAAAACTTTTTTATCACGACATTCGTATGAATAATATTACTCAAACAAATTGTGAATCGAATGGTAATCGTTGGACCATTGTTGAATATCCGTTTAAAAAATGAAAAAAGTAGCAGCTGTAACTTGGTGTACTGATGATTATGCAGTATATTTAAAACCAGAAAAATTAAAAAAATCAATCAATCATTTTCATCCAGAAATTGATTTTTATATTGTGGATTCTAAACAAACTGAAAAAATAAAAAAAGAAAATCCTTGGTTGTTGTCGGAAAAAGTCAAATATCAAGATTGGATAAAAGTAATTACATGTCTTCCTTATGTTGAAGATTATGATATGATTATTTTATTAGATGCTGATTGTATTTGTATTGGAAGCCTTGATAAGGTTATTGAGTCTGATAAAGAACTTATTGGAGTTAGAAATAATAATTTCTTTGGTAAAGCTGGATCTTCTCAACCATGTGTTGTCCCTTTCTATGAACCATATGGTGATGGTGGAATGATTGGTGGTGATGATTTTGTAAATGCTGGATTTGTAGCATCAAATGATAAAAAGTTTTGGTATGAATGGAGAGATTTTAATAAATTCATAGCAGAGCAAAGTGATTGTAGAACTTTTACTTTTAAACCCTGGCCTTTAATTAGAAACGAGCAAGATACTTGGAATCATATTTTCCATGCTAAAAACAAGTACACTAG